ACTTGGCTTCAACTGTCCAATAGCAACTACATCAAGAAAGACGTAGAGGCGTGGCGTAAGGAAGTCGAGGTTAAGATTAAGTCTGAGGCTATTCGTTCTATCGCAGATGAGATGCGTACGGGTGGCCGTTCTTCGTTTGGTGCTGCTAAGCTTCTCTTGGAGCGGGGGTGGCTTGACGACAAGAGTGCTTCCAAGGCTAAAGAGAAACTGAAGGCTAAGGAAGAAGAAGAGATGAATCAGCAAGCTCTGTCGCTACTCTCTGAGGATGCGGAGCGTCTAGGGATTAAGGTTCAATAACGTCATGGCTAAGAAACCAACCATCAACAACGTTACGTCAGGCTTTAACTCCACTACGGAGATCAACCAGAACTTCCAAGCTCTGCGTGATGCCTTTGACAATACTGTGTCGTTGGACGGTAGCCTGCCTAACGCTATGAACGCTGACTTCGACATGAACGGCTACGACATCCTGAATGCTGGTGGCCTTACAATTAACGGTGTCGACGTATTTTCCCTTATCAACAGAATCACCATCAGCACCTCGGCCCCCTCAGGTGGTAAGTCAGGTGATATCTGGTTCAAAGTCAGTAGCTGACACCCAAAGTTTCCACCTAACAATAGCCCAGAGGGTATCTTAACATGGCGGCTCTTTCCAACTACGCTGAAAAACTACTCCTTGATTGGATGATGACCGCAGGTTCGGCTACACGCCCTACTGCTTGGTACGTTGCTCTCTACACTGCGGCTCCGTCTGACTCAGGTGGTGGCACTGAAGTATCGGGCAATGGCTATGCACGTCAGACTGTAGCATTTGCTGCAGCGTCGACCCCCGGTGGTACAACTTCTAACTCAGGCGCTGTGACCTTTACGGCTGCTGGCGGTAGCTGGGGTACGATTACCCATATCGGTATCCATGATGCGCTGACCACTGGTAACCTGCTGTGGCACGGTTCGATGACGACTTCGAAGACTATTGCTGACGGCGACACTCTGGAATTTGCAATCGGTAACATCGACCTTACCATCGCCTAATTAGTCCTTTTAGGTAGGAGGACTCAATGGCAGGGGGTTATCGTGTAACAGAAACTGGTGACTTCCGTATTACCGAGGACGGTGATAGCCGGATTACCGAAGAGTTTCTGGATGGTTTCGCAGACCTGACAGCACAGGGTAGCCTCTCTGTTGTCGGTTCTACTCGGGCTACTGGTAACGTCAACCTTACTTCACAAGGGAGTGTTCTTCTTGTCGGTGAGGCGGTGCTCTTCGGTAGGGCAGACTTTACTGGCGTAGGGACGACAAGCGTAGATGGTGACCTAGTTGCTGCAGGCGCTCACGCAGGAACGGCTACAGGCACACTCTCCTCTTTAGGAGTAAGGATTCAACCCGGTGCGACTAGCCTCTCTGGTGCGGGTTCTATAGCCTCTGTGGCAGGGTTTAAGTTCGTAGGTGCTTCAGACATCCAAGCTGAAGGTATCTTCTCCGCAGCACCCCGTTACATCGCAGGGGGTTTCTTTGGCCCGTTTGAAGAAGACCCTGTACGTGAAACCGAAGCCGACGACGTAAGGATCACCGAGGATGGTGATACACGAATTGCAAGCAACGTTACGGAGAACACAGGGATAGGGTCTGTTGTCGCCTCCCCTACGTATATTGCCTTTGATTCTATCGTCTACTGTAAAGTCTCTAGCTCTTGGAAAGTAGCAATACCCTACGTTAAAGTAGACGAACAGTGGGTCGTACCAGAAAAAACCTATCGGCACATGAATGGCGGATGGAAAAGGATTAACTGATGGCTAACATTAAAATCTCTCAGCTTACCGCCGCTGCTGCTGCGCTAGGCACACAAGAGTTTGAGGTAAACGAGAGTGGTGCGTCAAAAAAGGTTACTGGCGCTCAAGTCAAAACTTTTGTTAAAGACGGGCTTGCTATATCCGATGTTACAGATTTGTCGACCCAGCTTGATGCAAAGCAGGATGAAGACGCCACTCTCACTGCTCTGGCTGGGCTTGACGCGACCGCAGGCTTAGTGGTTCAGACCGGGACGAACACGTTCGCAAAGCGCACTCTGACCGCCAGTACTGGCATTGTTGTTACTAACGGCACTGGGGCTGCAGGAGCACCTACTGTTTCTATTGACATTGCGTCACAGGCTGAGGCGGAAGCTGGTACCGACAACGCGCACGTTATGACACCCCTTCGCACGGCTCAGGCCATTGCTGCTTTGTCTGGGTTGCAAAACATCAGCATCCAAACGTCAGGGACGAGTTTCACTGTTCCCGCTGGTGTAACAGAACTCTATGTCCTTGCCGCTGGCGGTGGTGCTGGTGGCAACCAAAACACCACAAGCCGTGGCGGTGGCACAGTTCCCGGCGCAAACGGAGGCAGGGGTGGGTTTGTAGCCTCAAAGCACACAGTCACCCCCGGCAGCACTATTACCTACGCAGTCGGAGCCGGAGGTGCAGGGGGCAACACCACGGCTGGCGCTGCTGGGGGAACAACAACGGTCAGCACTTTTTCGCTCACAGCCACAGGTGGGGCCGTTGGTGGTGCAAGTGGAACAGGCTCTGGCGGGAATTTGGTAAACGCCGCAGTTGAATTCGGGTCTGGGGTTCTTTCCTTCATGCCGCTTGGAGGCTCACTCGTGGACAATGCTCTTGCGATCTACAGACAGGTGACCCCAAGACCGGGGGGAGCGTCCTCAACAGCCGCTATTGCCTACACCGCTGGCGGAACAAACCTGTTCGGTGCAGGTGGCTCTGGGGAAGTGGCTACTAACACTGCTTCTGGTGGTGTCGGTGGCGCTGTCATCTTCATATATTGAGGGGTAAAGGAATGACCATATACGCAATCATCTCGGGCGGCACTGTACAGAATAAGGTTTTGGCTGATACCGCCGAAGAGTTGTCGTCGTTTCCAGAGGTATATCCAATCTCCGACGATGCTCTTGTGGACATTGGCTGGGCCTTTTCTAATGGTGTCTTCACTGCGCCACCACCCGCCCCTGTTGATCCCGCGACCGCAGCACTAGACATTCGCACTCAAAGGAACCGTCTGCTCACGACGCTTGTTGACCCGCTTGTTATGAACTCTCTGCGGTGGGCTGACCTAACTGCTGAGCAACAAACAGAGGTTGCTACCTATCGTCGTGCGTTGCTGGACATCACGGACCAATCAGGATTTCCGCTTGAAGTGACTTGGCCCACCCTTCCGGCATTCATGCAGTGACGCTCTACCTACCAAACCTATCTTTTGTCGCTGTCCCAAAAACTGCTACGATCTCTATTGAGCAAGCCTTCTCTCCGTATGCGACGAACTACAAGCCTCACCAACACGACTCGGTGGACATCGTAAAAGGTTGCTCCCCTAATCCGTGTGTAGCTGTCATTCGGCACCCACTTCGCTGGATGGAAAGCTACTACAAGTATCTACGCTTCTCGCCATACTTTGCAAGAACTGACTCAATCTGGGGCCTTCACTCAAAGACCTTTGAGCAGTTTGTTTTGGCATACGTCAGGGGACAGCACATGTGGCCAGAACCTCTGCGAGATCAAACCTCATACGTCTCTCGTAATGGTAAGAGTGTAGAGCATCTTTATCGCTATGAAAACCTACACGAAGCTGTAGACCACCTCTCTTCTGCGTGTGGTACTAAAGTTGAACTTGAGAGGCACAATGTATCACGCGATGCACAACTTGACCTTTCTAAAGAAGCCTTAACCTCTTTCGAAAAAATAGCTCAACGTGACTACGAGTTGTATGAAAGTCTAACGCTGTGGAGCTTGTAGATGTTTGACCCAGTTAGCATTGGCATGGCAATCAGCGTTGGAAGCAAAGCCTTCTCAATGCTTAAGCAGGGCATTGCTGCTGGTCGTGAAATACAAGACATGGCATCTCAACTCTCCGAGTGGGGTAAAGCTGTCTCTGATATTGCTTACGCTGCCGACAAAGCCAATGAACCACCGGGTGTCTTCAAGACGTTGTTTGGTAAGGACACTCAGAAGAGCGCCATTGATGTCTTTGCAGCCCAGAAGCAGTGCGAACAACAGCGTAAGGAATTAAAGCAATTAATATCATACACTTACGGGCATGATGCGTGGCTAGACTTCCAGAATATTGAGCGCCGGGTTCGAGAGCAGCAGCGCGAACAGGTCTACCGTCGCAAAGAGTTAATCGAAGGTATCCTAGAGGCTGCACTCTGGACAGGTATTATCTTAGCAACAAGCGTTATCGCTGGCTTTGGTCTGTACTTCTGGGGTCGTTATCTGGAGAGGTGGTAAGATGGTACTAGAACATTGGATATGGCCTGCGTCTGTCATTGCCATTGGTGTACTTTTTTACTTCAGCGGTGATGGCTTCTATCGTTATGAATGTCAGTCGCCCTCCCATTTCGACTCTCCTGAATGCCAACCTCCTATTTGCCTTCGTACCCGAATGTGCGCCACTGACCTAACAGGAACATCAGAATGAGAAAGACTGACCCTGAATATCTAGAGGCTAAGCTACGTTACTTCGTAGGGGTATCGTTGACCTTGATCCTTGGCATCAGTATCTTTATCATCCTCTACTCTTTGGTGTTCGTAACCCAGCCTTTGGGTGAGTCGAGTGAAAACGACAGAGCACTGTTCTCAATTCTGACCCCTATTACGTCGTTCCTAGTGGGTGCGCTAGGTGGCGTTCTAGCCGCTGGGAACAATCGCAATAAGGGTGGAGACGATGAGCCGCCTGCACAAGAATGTAACGACAAATAGAGAGCCTGTAAACGTAATGTCTGACGCTATGAAGAAGCTGCAAGAGAAGTGTGGTGTCGTCGCTGATGGCTCCTTTGGGCCTAACACGGCACGAGCTATCGCTAAGCACTTTAAGCTTTCTCCTGAACGTGGTGCTCACCTGCTCGGGCAAGCAAGCCATGAGAGTGGGGGCTTCATGCTCACCCGTGAGAACCTCAATTATTCCGCTGAGACCATGTGCAAGGTTTGGCCCTCTCGGTTCAAGAGTGTGGCTGAGGCTGCACCCTACGCTCGTAACCCCAAGGCTCTGGCTGACAAGGTTTACTCTGGGCGCATGGGCAACGGAGAAGGCGAGGGCCATATCTGGATCGGACGAGGTTTCTTGCAATTGACGGGCAAGGACAACTACCGCTCCTTTGCCTCTGACATGCGTGTGCCTGATGTTATGGAGAACCCTTCGCTGGTCGAGACTGACTATGCGATGGAGACTGCCATGTGGTTCTTTGAGAAGAATGGTTTGTTTGCTATCGCAGATAAAGGCGTAAGTGAAGACATCATCAAGCAAATCACGAAGCGGGTGAACGGTGGATACATTGGCCTAGATCACCGAAAGAAAGAGACCGAGAAGATTTACGGTTGGCTAAAAGCGTAGTGCTGTAAGGCAAAACGTACCCCTTGACAAACCAAATCAACTGTGGTATTATTGTCACATGAGTTCTTTATCAGTCAACGACACAATCCGTCTAGCTGCCGAGGCTGACTTAGAGACCTTCATCAAGCTTGTCGCTCCTGAGCAAGTCCTTGGTCAATGTCACTCTGAGTTGCTCGGCTGGTGGACACGTCAAGACAGCAAGACTCACCAACTCGTTCTGTTCCCTCGTGACCATCAGAAGTCTCGTATGGTAGCTTACCGGGTTGTGTGGGAGCTTACGAAGAATCCTACGCTGCGTGTGCTCTACATCTCTGCTACGGCTAACCTCGCGGAGAAGCAGCTAGGCTTTATGAAAGGTATCTTTACCTCTGAGGTATATCGTCGTTACTGGCCTGAGCACGTCCATCCTGAAGAAGGTAAGCGTACTCGTTGGACCACCTCGGAGATTGCGTTAGACCATCCTCAGCGTAAGAAAGAAAACGTACGTGACCCTAGCATCTTCACTGGTGGCCTCACTACTTCCCTTACTGGTATGCACTGCGACATTGCAGTACTTGATGACGTTGTTGTTTACGAGAATGCGTACACTAACGAAGGCCGTGACAAAGTAAGAAGCCAGTATTCTCTGTTGTCGTCCATCGAAGGTGCTGAGGCTCGTGAGTGGGTCGTAGGCACTCGCTACCATCCGATTGATCTGTATAACGACTTGATGCAGATGATTGAGGATCAGTACGACAAAGATGGTGGTAAGGTTGGCGAAGAGAACATCTACGAAATCTTTGAACGTGCAGTAGAAGATAGGGGCGATGGTACGGGTGAGTTCCTGTGGCCTCGTCAGCAACGTAAAGACGGTAAGTGGTTTGGTTTCGACCAACAGATTCTAGCTAAGAAGCGTGGGCAGTACCTCGACAAAGGACAGTTCAGGGCGCAGTACTACAACGATCCTACGGACCCAGATAACGTACCCGTAGGCTCCGACAAGTTCCAGTACTACGACCGTAAGCATCTTCACCTTGATAACGGTTACTGGTTCTACAAGACGCACCGCCTGAACGTTTACTGTGCAGTGGACTTTGCGTTTAGCCTTAGTAAGAAAGCTGACTACACTGCTATGGTTGTCGTCGGTGTCGATGGTGAGAATAACGTCTACGTCCTAGAGATTGATCGTTTCCGTACGGATCGCATCAGTGACTACTTCGACCATATTCTACAGCTTAGTAACAAGTGGTCGTTCAGGAAGATGAGGGCAGAAGTCACGGTGGCTCAGGTAGCTATTGTGAAGCAGCTTAAAGAACTCATCAAGCAACATGGTTTGTCGATCTCCATCGAAGAGTACCGACCGAATAAAGGCAGTAAGGAAGAGCGTATCGCAGCCGTCCTTGAGCCTCGTTACGACAACCTTTCGATCTGGCACTACAGAGGCGGTAACACTCAAATCCTTGAGGAAGAACTGTCTAGCCGTAACCCAGCCCACGACGACGTTAAGGACGCCCTAGCTTCTGCTGTCGACATGGCTGTGAAACCTATGAAGAACGTTCAGCGCAGCAAGAGTAGCAATATCGTCTGGGCTAACTCACGATTTAGAGGCAGTGCATAATGGCCGGAACTACCATCGAACTTGAGCACCTGCTTAACCCCGATACTCTCGCTGTAGAGATTGCTAATCGTTGGGTCGAGTGGAACTCTCTGCGTGACAAGTGGCTTGTCGAAAAGAAAGAACTCCGTAACTACCTCTACGCTACGGACACCCGTACGACGAAGAATGCTGCCCTTCCGTGGTCGAACTCTACGACGACCCCTAAGCTGACGCAGATCATGGACAACCTCCATGCGAACTACTTTGCTACTCTGTTCCCTCAGCAGAAGTGGATGCGTTGGGAAGGCACCTCGGCTGCAGATGGCACTAAAGCTAAGCGTGATGTCATTCAAGCGTACATGGACAATAAGGTCCGTCAGTCCGACTTTGTGAACACCGCTTCTAGCCTTCTGTACGATTGGATTCAGTACGGTAACTGCTTTGCTACTGTCGAGTGGAACCAAGACTACAACGTCAAGAAATCTGGTGAAGTAACGACGAATTATATTGGCCCTCGTCTGGTCCGTATTTCTCCTTACGACATCGTATTTAACCCTACGGCCTCTGACTTCTACAAGACACCCAAGATCATCAAGAGCATTCTTACCCTCGGTGAGATCAAACGGATGATCGACAAAGACCCGTCTAAGGCTCATTGGCAAGCCATTATCGACAAGATGATGTACGCTCGGGCCTCTATCCGTTCGGCTGACTCTGCGTATAACAAAGCTGACGGTTTCATCGCTGATGGCTTTACGTCGATCCAACAGTACTACGAGTCGGACTACGTTGAGGTTCTCTCGTTCTACGGGGATATCTTCGACTACAATCAGAACAAGCTGCACTCGGATCGTATCATCACTGTTGTCGACCGTGCTTACGTTCTGGACAATGAAGAGAACCCCTCGTGGCTGGGCCATGCGCCTATCTTCATGTCGGGTTGGCGTCCTCGCCCTGATAACCTGTACGCTATGGGTCCGTTGGATAACCTCGTCGGTATGCAGTATCGTATCGACCACCTTGAGAACCTTAAGGCTGACGTATTCGACCAGATTGCCTACCCTGTGATGAAGATTCGTGGGGACGTAGAGGACTTTGACTTCCAACCGGGTGCTCGTATTTACCTCGGTGAAGAAGGCGACGTAGGCTACCTGCAGCCGGATGGCACTGCCCTTCAAGCTGACCTCCAGATTCAACTCCTTGAGAACAAGATGGAGGAGATGGCTGGTGCTCCTCGTCAGGCTATGGGTATCCGTACGCCCGGTGAGAAGACTGCCTTTGAGGTCCAGAGCCTGCAGAACTCAGCCTCGCGTATCTTTGAACATAAGACTGCCCACTTTGAGCGTACGTTCCTTGAACCTATTATGAACGCTATGCTGGAAGTTGCTCGTCGTAACATGAACATGTCGGACACCATCCGGGTTCTTGACGACGCCACTGGGGCTATCTTGTTCCGTAGCATCACCAAAGACGATATCACTGCCAAGGGTAAGATTGTTCCTGTCGGTGCTCGTCACTTCGCTGAACGTGCTCGTCGGGTACAGAACCTTACGCAGCTTTACCAGCTTAAGCTTGCCGACCCCACCATTGCCCCTCACTTGTCGGGTAAGGAGATGGCTAAGATCATGGCTGAAGAGCTTGGTGAGCCTCGTCTGTACGGTGAGAACATCAGCGTTATCGAACAACTTGAGACCCAACAGACCGTTCAGGAAGCCGAGATGGTTAACCAAGAACAACTGATGGCTGCTCAACAGATGGGTGTTTAATGCAAGCTGTATGGCTTAGAGGCGTCAAGGACTCTGATCGGAACCAACGCAAACAAGAAGTGTTGTCGTACCGTAATGCCTTCGACGACCTACGTGAAATTCTAGAGCAGCACTATGTCCGTAAGGAAGCTGTTCGGGATTATTCCCCCGGTTGGGAATACAAACAGATCGCCGTTAATGAGTATAACGCTGTTCTCGACGATCTACTCAACTTAATCGACCTTAACCACAAGGACTAACAATTTGACAAACGTGTTCGACCAAGCTCAGCAACCATCTGGGCAGAGTCAAGAGAGCCAAGCATCACAGACGACAACTGAACAACAGGAGTCATATCTGGCAAAGCTCGTCGCCACTAAGGGAGAGAACTGGAAAGACCCTGAAGTGCTAGCCAAAGGCAAACTCGAAGCTGATGGCTACATTAAAAATCTAGAGGATCAGCTTACGCAGATGCGTGAAGACCTCCAGAAACAGGACTATGCCAAGACTCTACTCGAAGAACTGCAGACCAAGGCCATGTCGCCCACCAACGTGAAACCTGCAGCGGCTAACAACAATAATAACGGTGGCACTAATACTGATGGCAATACCCCGCCGCAAGTGAGTGAGGATATCCTAAAGAGCCTTGTTGAGAAAACTCTGACTGCACGAGATCGGGACAACACTGTTAAACAGAACCTCGCTCTTGTCGATCAGGAACTTGAGAAGACCTACGGCACTGAGGCCCCTGCCGTTGTCCAGAAGAAAGCCCAAGAACTTGGCTTGACTGTGCAGCGTCTACAGGAACTAGCGTCTGAGTCCCCTAACGCCTTCTTTAACCTGATTGGTGAACCGAAGAAATCCTTCCAACCTATTGTGTCGGGGACGGTTCGCACGGAAGGGGTCAACATGCAAGCTTCGGCGGAGCGTAATTTCGATTACTACCAAAAACTCCGTCGGGAAAGTAAATCCCTCTACTATACTCCCAAGGTTCAACGACAGATGATGGATGATGCTGCTCGTCTTGGGAATAAGTGGAAACCATAAACTAGGAGAAGACTAAAATGGCTATGACTACTGCCAACATGAGTCTCCTTACTCGCTCGGAAGTATGGTCTTCGGAGCTTAAGGAAATTCTGCGCGACGAAATGATGGCACAACGCTACGTGCGTATGCTTGAAGGTTTCCCTGACGGTGACCAGTTCACGATCCCGTCGATTGGCCAAGCTCAGGTCGACAACTACGCAGAAGATACTGCCGTTGTTTACCGTCCGATGGACACTGGTGAGTTCACCTTCACCGTTGACAAGTACCTGTCGTCGGCTACCTACATCACCAAAAAAGCAGAGCAAGATTCGTTCTACTCGGCTGAACTGATGTCGCGTTTCGTGCCGGAACAAGAGCGGGCCATCATGGCTCACTTCGAAGCCACCACGTTTGCTGCACCTGAAGCTGGTGTGTCGGCTAACTCGGAAGCTGCAATTGATGGCGTTGGCCACCGTTGGGCTGGTTCGGGTTCGGCTGCTGTGATCGCAGTTGCTGACTTTGCTCGTGCTCGTTACGCTCTCAAGAAGGCTAACGTTCCCGACACCAACCTGATCGCTGTCGTTGACCCTTCGGTTGAATACACGATCAACACCCTGACCAACCTTGTGTCGGTCTCGGATAACCCGCGTTGGGAAGGCGTTGTCGCTGATGGCATCGCTACTGGTATGCGCTTCGTGAAGAACGTGTACGGCTTCGACGTGTATACCTCGAACTACCTTGCTACCGCAACCGATTCGGCTCTGACCAACAAAGCTGCTTCGCCCGGTAACGTTGACTTCTCGACCAACAACGGCAAGGTTAACCTGTTCTTCTCGGCTGCTCCCGCTGCTCAGGCTTTTGTCGGTGCATGGCGTCAGATGCCGGAAGTGGACTACGAGTACAACAAAGACTTCCAGCGTCACGAGTATGTTACGACTGCTCGCTACGGTGTTAAGCTGTACCGTCCCGAGAACATGGTTCGTGTTATCACGAAAACCAACGTGTAATTAGGAGGGATATAACATGTCTTACACTAACGCTGACGGTCTCTTTGTCCTGACCGATGGTGCTCAGGGTGCTGTTAACGACGAAGGCGTCACCGCTCGTGGTGCTCGTCAGGTCATCACCAAGAAGCTGTCGCTGGCTGCTCTTGGTTCGTCGTTTGGTTCCTCGAACATCGACCCGCTGGAAGCTATGATCCCGGCTGGTGCTATCATCGTGAATGCCGATCTGGTTATCACTGACGCTGCTACCTCGGGTGGCTCGGCTACGTTGACCATTGGTACTTACAACGCTGCTGGTACCGCTGTGGATGCTGACGGCATTGATGCTGCTATCGCTCTGACTGCTATCGACGCAGACGGTGACGTGGTGCAGTGTGACGGTGCTCAGGTCTCTGGTGTCGTTACCGTGGGTTCGGCCCCGGTCTACATTGGCGCTCTGTACGGTACGGCTGCGTTCACCGCTGGCTCGGCTACCCTGATCGTCGAGTACATCAAGGTCGAGTAATCGGCTCTAGGGGTGTTGCTTAAGTGTGACACCCCACACTACTTTGATGGTCTGTTACGATTGTACTTGACAGATTCTCAAAACAGTGTATAATAAGCTTAAGTGCTTCCCAATGGATATATACTCTATATCTCTATAGCTTCTAACGTCAGACTGACTCGTCTGTAAGATGATACAGCTTAAGGACTCTCCGTATGGCTAACGTAAACCACAACACTCTGACTGACCCTTACCTTCACGAACCCAAGGGTGTCTCTACTGCTCTGGCAGGTCAAATCTACGTAGCTGATGGTGCTGGTAGTGGAGATTGGGTGGAGAATAGTCGTATCTTCGGTGGGTACCTTACGTTCTCCACTAGCAGCCCGTACGCTCACTCCGTTACGACCTCCGACACAGTTCTGAACCCTACGTTTAGCACCTCAGTCAATAACGGCTTTACAGGGTTGTCGTCCCCTAACGCTCGTATCCGTTACGATGGCACTGAGACCATTAACGCTTCTATCGACGCAGCCTTCTCTATTCAGCAAACCTCGGGTACTGCACGTCAGGTAGAGATGGTTCTTTACAAGAATGGTACGGAACTACTAGGTAGCCGGGTCATTACCACCTCTGATTCTAGCTCTTGGCATACGATTTCCTTTAGCTTCGACACCACCCTTGCAACCAACGGATATCTTGAAGTTTTCGTAAAGGCTAACTCTGCCACTACCCTTAACTTCGCTTCTGGCTACCTCCGTATCTTCGGGATTGCAGCATAATGAAGAAGACACTCTTGGAAATGGTAAGTTCGATCCTTTCGGATATGGACTCTGAAGCTGTAAACTCCATCAGCGACACCGTAGAAGCTCAGCAGGTAGCCTCAGTCATTGAGGACGTGTACTACAACATCATTGCTGCACGTAACATCCCTGAGCACCAACAGCTTCTCAAACTCACCTCTTTGTCGTCATCCGTACGCCCCACCCATTTCCAGTACCCTACGAATACCCGTGACATCGTGGACTTGTCGTACAACATCGACGTACAGGGTGGCGTTAACTACCAAGAGATTCACTTCGTTGAGCCTCTGGACTTCCTCAAGCGGATGCCTTATAATAACCCCGACAGCACTCTTGTCGTCCCAGATGCTGTAGCGTCCACTTCGTTGGTTATCTTCAAAGACCGGATGCCTACGTACTACACCTCGTTTGATGATCTCCACATCGTGATGAATGCTTACGATGCTACCGTAGAGACCATTCTGCAGGCTTCTAAGACTCGGGCCTACGGTACGGTTTACCCTACGTTTACCATCGCTGATAGCTTCACCCCTGATCTTGACGACACCATGCTGCCATACCTTCTGGCTGAAGCTAAGTCCACTTGCTTCTCCCTCTTCAAGTCTGGGTCGGACCCTAAGGTAGAACAGGCTGCTCGTCGTTTGAAGTCTTTCGTTCAGAATGACATGTATCGGACTAAACGCCCTAACGTACGCAACCACTACGGCAGGAATTGAATTGGTAGAGTTTGAAGAATACCCTGAGAAGCAAATCTGTATTTGTCGTTGCCCTGAAAAGATGCTTACGGCCCTGACGATCCAGAAAGACCGTAGCGGATTTATCTTCTTCGAGATTGTGACCGACAAAGGGGTAATGCCCATGGAGCTAAGGGGGAGCTACTCTTCTATCCCCAAGGCTAAGGAAGCTGTCGAGCACTACGTTCGAAACATGAAAGAGACTATCGGTGCGCGTCGTGAGAACTTCGCCAAAGAACGAGAAGAACGGAAAGCGTTAAAAAATGCCCCAAAGTCTGACTCAGAAGGTAGTTAACACTTTCGTAAAAGGTCTTATCACCGAGGCTGGTGAACTTACGTTCCCTGAGAATGCCTCTGTCGATGAACTCAACTGTGATCTGCGTCGGGATGGCTCACGTCGTCGTAGGCTTGCAGCTAAGGTGGAAGATAGTCGTGTTCTGTCTTCGTTTACCGTAAGCACCTCTACTCGGTTTCATACGGGTAAGTGGGAGAACGTAGGGGGTCAGTCTGGTCTTGAATTTCTTGTCCTTCAAGTTGGCTCTACGCTACGCTTCTATAACAAAGCAGAGCTTCCTTACTCGTCTCATCAAATTACCCAGACTGTTAACTTGGCTACCTACGAAGTCGCAGGTGGTGTTGGCGCTGCTAACGCTAACTGTCAGTTTGCATCCATCAATGGTGCTCTTGTCGTCTCCTCCCCGGCTATCAACACGATCTACATTCAACGTAACAATTCCACTGGTGCTCTGACGACGACCCAGATCAGTTTTCGTATTCGTGATTTTGAATGGATTGGCGACAAAAGCACTTACACCACAGAGATTGCCACTGGTTCTGCATCAACTGCACGGAAGTATGATACCGCTAACGCTGGTTGGTCGGGTACTAAAGGTTCTGCTGCCCTTACTGCCTACGGTGCTTATCCTCCGCTGACCCTCCCGTGGTACGCAGGTAAGGACTCTAGCGGTAACTTTTCGAAGACCGAGTGGCAGAACATCTTCTCTGGTACCAGCCTTATCGGTAACGGAACGTACATCCTTAACTTCTTCAACAAGGACCGTAGTGCAGCCTCTGGTATCGCGGGTATTACCGCAGATATCGAAAGCTCCCGCTTCAAGGCTGTCGAGTCCTTTGCTGGCCGTATCTTCTACGCTGGTCTTGAGTCGGCTAAGAACGCAGGTGTCATTCTCTTCTCGCGTCAGATTGAGACCTTGAGTGAGCTTGGTGAATGCTTCCAAGTTAACGACCCCACCTCAGAAGACATCAGCGATCTGCTAGATACCGATGGTGGTGTCGTCCGTATCCCAGACGCTGTGAACATCAAGTACCTCTACGCCTTCGGTGCTAACCTGTTTATCTTCGCGGATAACGGTGTGTGGTCGATCAACGGTGTCGATAACGTCTTCCGTGCGACTGAGTACTCTCTGCGTCGTGTGTCGTATACCGGGATGCTTACGGCTGAGTCGTTTGCTGAGGCAGAAGGTGTTCCGTTCTGGTGGTCCAAGACGGGTATCCATACTCTTCAGTTCGACGAAGTAAGTGGTAACCCTACGGAGCAAAACATTAGCTTGCCTACGATCCAGACCTTCTGGGACGAGATTGGCTCTAACTCTCGTTCTCTCGTTCAGGCTACGTACGACCGACTGAACAAGAAAATCTACTGGGCTTACCCTAACACCACAGAGACTAATGCGAACAAGCTGAACAACTTCCTGATCCTTGATATCCCCTTGGGTGCGTTCTATCCTTGGAAGGTTTCTGACGAGGCATCCTCGACGGATTACATCATGGGTCTTGCGGTGTACTCAGGCTACGGTTCTGACGAGCTTGTTCTTGACGTTGTTCTCTCCACTGGTGACGACGTGGTTCAGGGTGCAGACGATGTTGTGTCGACACAGTTCTCGGACTTCGCTACAGGTGACCCCTCTATCGTCCTCTTGATCCGTGACGGTGCTACGGGTAAGCTTACGATGGGTACCTTCTCTGGTGATAACTTCCTTGATTGGGGTACGACAAACTACTCCTCCTTCGCTGAGGCTGGGTATGACTTCATGGGAGACCTTATGCTCCAGAAGACTGCCCCTTACATCATCGTGTACAGCCGGGTCACCGAAGAAGGTTGGACCAACACAGGCTCAGGTTACGAACCCATCCGCCCATCCTCTATCTTTGTGTCGGCATACTGGGACTTCTCTACGACACCCTCAAGCGCAGCACAACAGGCTTACCGTTACAAGACGACGCCTATTGTTGATCCCGGTGACCTTAGTGACTTTGGGTACCCTGACACGGTAATCACAACTCGCCTTAAGGTTCGTGGGCGTGGTCGTTCAATGCGTATGCGTTTCGAGAGTGAGCAAGGCAAAGACTTTGTTCTCCTTGGATATGGGGTTCTTGGTGGACGAAACAATCGGTTCTAAAACCCTTCTTATCCAGAGGGATGGTTACGTAATCCGTCTAGAGTACAACGAAGAATACGTTATCGTCCACCTGAGAGATATCGACAAATTCACTAAGGAAATATTCCAAGACATGCTGATCCAACTTGAGGATTGGTCGGATTTCCTGAGGGCTATGGGACACACCTATCTATGGGCAGCGGTTCCTAAGGACAACATCAAGATCAAAAGACTTCTTGGTGGGCTAAAGTTTCAATTCGTAAGTCATAGCGACGATCTTACGGTCTACAGACACGAGGTATAAAATGGGTCCAATTGCAGCAGTTATCGGCGCTGTGGCATCTGTTGGCGGCACTATCGCTACCGTCAACGCACAGAAGAGAGCTTCACGTCTACAGCAACAGCAGCAGCAGTTAGCTACTCGTCAGTCTCAGCGTCAGGCTATCCGTGAAGCTCAAATCCGTAGAGCACAAACCATGTCGTCGGCTCAGGCTCTCGGTGCCGTAGGTGGCTCTGCTGTCGCTGGTGGTACTGCCTCCCTTAATTCTCAACTTGGTAGCTCCTTGGGCTTCTCCTCGCAGATGTCAGGGTTGTCGAATCAAATTGGTATGGCTCAGAATCAGGCAAATACTGCTAGTGCTATCGCAAACCTTGGTGGTAGTGTCTTCCAGTTGGCTGGTGGGTTTGATGCCTTTGGTAAGGGTAAAGGCTCTAACGCCGATCTTCTGGCGGGTGTCGCATAATGGCAAAGTTTCCTCTCGGCTACAATATCAACATCCAAACTCTTGACGAACAATTCGGTGTTGCGGCTGAGCCTCCTCAGGAACGCCCAGACGATATCCTTGTGACTACCCTTGAGGATATGCCGACAGAGGAAGCTAAGACTCGCGTTCTGTCAACGTCTAACAACTCTCTTTACGACACATTCATTCGTGGCTACCAGAACGGTAAGACTGTCGATCAACTTTCTGCAGAAGTAGCATCTAACGGTGTGAAGCGTGAGGATATCCTTAGCAATAAAGAGTTTGTCGCTGAGCAGGGCCTTACGCTTGACGACTATGAGTACTCTGCTGTCGAGTCTCGTATTGCAGCCAACATGCAGGTTGCCCAAGAGATCACCCAGAACCGTATGCAGGCTATCGGTGAAGAGAAGTCCATGTTCGGTCGTGGCCTTGATGTTGTCGACAGATTCGTAAGGGCTGTGTCGCCTATCGGTGTTTACGAAGACATCACGGCAGATACAGAAAGCAATGGACGTATCATTCTCGACAACGCAGCTAAGCTCTCCCCGGCTGAGTTTAAGGTCTGGTTTGAAGGTTTTGCCGACGAAGTAGGTCAGGAAGGTATCTTCCGCGAGAATACCCTGAGTGCCTTTGAGGAACTGTCTGGCGAGATCGCTGGTGCAGGCTTTGACCCTATGAAGGGCGCTAACCAACTCTTTGCTGCTGTCGATGTAGCCACAAGCTTTACCCTCGGTGTCGCCGTTAAGGGTGTAAAGAACATTGTCAAACCCTCACTGAAGTCCTCTACCCCAGTTGGTCGTGTCACAGCTATTAAAGGCCCTGAGGCTGGTGCTGAGGCTGCAGCTAAAATCCTTGAGCGTTCCCCTGATCCTGTCACCTTGAACAATGTGGCTCCGTCCGTCTTGGATGCTGCACCACAGCCCGTACGTGTCCCTCAGTCTAGGTTCGTTCAGAAGATGTCTGAGAACAAGATTGCTACGGAGATGGACGATCTGTTCCAGAAGGGTGCCTTTGGTCGTGTAGCCACTAAGGAAGCTGTCGCTGAGGCTGCAGGTAAGATTGCTGAACGTAGGAAACAGAATATCGCTAGCCCTGCTTTCGATTGGAAGTACTTCGACGAAGGCTTGGGTAACTACGTCACTGCTGTCCGCTTTGGTCGTGCCGTGGATGGTGCTCCGTTCAAACCTCTGTCTAATGGTGAAGCACCTGAGAGCGTTAAGCGTTACCTAGAAGACATTAAGACCCGTGCTCCTGAGGCTGAGATTGTCCCTGTGAACCCCGATGATCTGCGTCAGGGTTACGTTATCGAAGTCAAGGAACGTATCAATACTTCTGGTCTGCAAGAAGCTATCAATGAAGTACAGGGTTTGTCGGGTGGCTGGGTACGTAATACCATTGGTAAGGTGATGAACAACCCTCTTATGGGGTCGACCGCTCTGCGTGACGTTCAGCGTCTTGAGACCTTGAACAACATGGGTGAATCCGCTCGTGCCGCTGTGAAGCAGTACGTTCTGAACCCATACCTCCGTGCTATGGAATCTTTGTCGCCCAAAGAAACGTACACGATCCAGCGTGTCTACGGTGAGCTTCGGGATGGTGCCGACGCAGCCCTTCGTCTCCGCTATAACGAGGCTGAGTTCCGTAACAAATACATCGAAATGCACCCTAGTAATGCTGAGCCTAGTGCTAAAGCGTTTGAAGCCTTCCAAGCGGTAGCTACGGTTGAAGAGGCCGACTACCTGCTTAAATCGACGAATATGCTCCAACGCTATATCGAAAAGGGCTTCAGCAACACCATTCAGGTATTCGACAACTACTTTGCCCCGGCTAAAACTGTGGCACGGTCGGATATCCCTGCTGACGCTCGTATCATCGACGGACAGTCTGGTGTGTCTCTGCGTCTGACGGAACTTGGGGATGAAGACTTCCCAATCTGGAAACTGGACAAGCCTACGTCTAACGGGCAGGAATACGTAATCACCCCGAAGAAGGTCAGAATGATTGACCCTACGGATGTCATGGGCTACAACCCCGGTGGCTCCCGTGTCAACCCTCTCCTTAACTATTTTGTCGTCCTCGGTGGTAAGCGCCTTAAGTCTCTCATGGGTGCCTTCTCTGAGAAGCAAGCTAAGCTGGCTAAGGAGCAACTTACGAACCTCAAGGTTGCTATTGAGACAGGCTCTATCGACGACGCCATTGTCCGTGCTAACAACGATTGGAACCCCGGTATCCAAACGGCTGACGATCTTCGTAAGTTCATGGTGGAAGAAGGCTGGGACTTTACCAAAGGTAGCATTAACGTCAAGGGCCGTAACGACGACATCATTGATGCTGAGGTAGATGGCGAAGGTGTCTTTGTCGGTCTCCGCGCAGACGATTACATTCAGAACGATCTTCGTCGTAACGACAAGGTGCTACTTGACTTTGGTGGCGGAAGAGCGTATAATGAAGACCCGGTGAACTCCGTTCTGTCTCAGTTCGGTCAATCTGCCTTTACCTACTCTAACCGTGCTTACTCGCGTAACGCTATGGTTGGTTGGGTCAAGCGAGTTCAAGAGTCGGGTCGTGGTTGGTTGCCAGCTAACGTGTCTCCTAACAATTATGAAGAACTCTTCCGTAAGGCTGAGGTTACGGGTACCGACGAGTTCGCACGTAGGATGAAAGAGCTTCAAGAGATTACTGAACGTAAGCTCAACATGAAAGACGACTTCGCTCTCACGATGGAGGGTTACGGTCAGGTCGCTGCTGAGTATGTGTTCGACAAGACGGGTATGAAACTTGATCTTGCAGGCGACCCCTCGAACATTCTCCTCAAGATCGGCTTCCAATCTGCCTTTGGTTTCTTCAACGTGTCTCAGGCTTTCCTGCAGAGCTTCCACGCTACGACAATCATGGCTATCTCCCCTGTGCATGGCTTCAAGGGTGCAGCCCTAGTGAACCCGATGCGTGGTGCTCTTAGTGCGTATGAGAAGGGTGCAGGGCAAGAGGCTGTCAAACGCTTCGCTAAGGCTGCTGAGATTACCGAGAAAGAAGCTGCAGAGTGGTTTGAGTATATCCGTACCTCTGGTCGTGCTGTTGTCGAAGGTGATGCTATCGAAGACGGTACGGCTATCGGTTGGGGTATCTCTGGCTGGAAGGGTGAGAAACTACAGTACAGTAAGACTGCGGCAGCTAAGAACGTTGCGTCTAAGCTTGTCGACAAAGGACTTGATGCGGGTGTTATGCCCTTCCAGTTTGGTGAACGTCTGACCCGACTGACTGCGATGAACACTGCTATCCTTGAGTTCAAGAACAAGTACCCCGGTGTGTCTCTTCTTAACGACAGAGCGCGTATGTGGATTACTCGTCGTGAGCAAGACCTTACGTTCAACATGAACTCCTCTGCCCGCTCTAAAGCACAGTCTGGGTTTATGAAGGTTCCTACCCAGTGGTTGTCGTACAGCTTCCGTGCTTCTGAGGCTGTCTTCGTCGGTCGTAACTTTACCGCTGCAGAACGTGCTCGTCTGGCCGCAATCCTTATTCCGTTCTATGGTTTGGCTGGCTTTGGTTTGACCAGTTCGGCTGACTACATTGCTGAGAAGCTTGGTATCGCGCCGGATAGCAACCTGTACATCGCCCTCAAGAATGGTGCTCTGGACGGACTGTTTGCTACCCTAGGTGTCGACATCAGCGTTGGTCAGCGTCTGGCCCCTGCAGGTGCTTTCTTTGACGTGTACAAGAACCTCACTGAGGGTAAGTTCCTTGAGGTTGTCGGTGGTCCTTCTGGCGAGATTGCCCGTGGTCTCTACGAATCGGTTATGAGTGCTGCGTCGTCTCTGTCCACAGGGCAAACGGCCTCTCTTACGGAAGATGTGATCCAAATCCTTCGTACTCCGTCAGGTATCGACAACGTGGCTAAGGCTATTGGTATCTTCAACAACGGCATCTACCGCTCTAAAACTGGTGTAGCCCTTCCCTTCGAGATGACTGTCTCTGAGGGTGTTACGGCACTACTTGGGTTTGCCCCTCAAAGGGTAACTGAGTTCTACAACCGTAAGACTGAAATGTTTACCGACACAAAGAAGTTTACGACATTCCGCAAGGATGTTAACCGGGATGCAGAACGTATCTTCCAACTTCTCAAGGGTGACAATAACGATATCGACCAAGCTATCCGCCTGATGGAGGAGCTTCAAGTTCGTATCACCTTCTCAGGGTTCACCCAGACGCAAATGGCTTCACTGCGTAAGTCTGCTGTGTCGAAACTTGAGTCAGATTGGCTTAAAATCCAAGAGCACCTTATCAATACAGACAATCTCTACGGCCTACGTGCTGCAGAATCTATCTTCCAAGGGAGTAATGAATAATGGCTGACGCTTTCGCCCCTCAGCTTGGCACAGAGGTTCGCTTTAACCAGCCTGCCGAGACACCTTCCGCTTTTGGAGCCTTGGCTGAACTCGGTAGCTTCTTTGTCGGTAGCTTGGCTGACTCTCAGCGTAGGCAAGCCACTGCAGCCCCTAAGGTAGACTCCAACCTTACTGCCTTCCGTGCAGGTTTGGATAAAGTTGAGGCTATTCGTCAGGAACGTGGGGATACTGCGGCTCAAGTAGCTGAACGTCAGCTTGCGTCTAACTTCGCTATGGCTGGTATCAGTTTCGACAAAGCTTATGAAGACGTTTACACCACAACTACTGGTCGTCAGTGGGCTGGCTACGGTCAGGACGTTCAGGCTACCATGCTTCAAAACACTCTTAACGATCCTCAGGTTCAGGCATCCTACATTGCGTCGTTTGCTGTCAATAAGGATTGGAGCGAAGAGCAGCGTATTGAGTATGCTATCGGCCAGAAGGCTACTCTGCAGGCTGCTGAGAATGAGATCGCTAAGTCTAAAGCACAAGCTGGTTACCAGTGGTCGGTCCAGACTGAGGCTGCGTACGGTACTGCTGTCGACACTTTCTTGAATACTAGCCTAGGTTCTTTGGCCGCAGGTGCTCAGCAAGGTGCTCGTGTTAGCCCTATGGACGTTCAGAACTTGAAAGCTCAGTGGGGCCAGCTTAGGATTCAACTGTCTCGTCCTAGCAATATCTCTGACGATCAATGGAAAGCTACTCAAGACAAGCTTGCTAACGTAGACAATCTTCTTACGACTTTTGAGAAAGCTGCTTCTTCTGACGTTCTTCTTGAGGAGTTCACTACGTCCCTTGCTACGGCTATGACCAGCGGTGGGGATGGGTCGTTGGAGTCGATGCTTGCTGGTATGGCTGCGATTAAAGACCCTGCTACTGTGGCTAACTTGGCTGGTATCGACTTTAGCACCTACATCATGGGTATCGGTAAGGGCAACCTTAACGTTGAGACGACACAACAAGACTTCTTTGGTCACATTCTTGACGACCAAAGCTCTCTCGTCGGTGTGGAAGACCCTAACTCCTTCTTGTCGACAATTCCCGATACCGTTAAGACCCGTATCGAAGGTAAGACCCCTGAGGAAATCTTCAACGGTCTGGATGCTTCTGGTAAACTTGCAGGTCTCGTAAAGCCCGCTGACCTTAATCGCCCAGAAGCTAAAGAGCAGTTCGTTACTAACGCAGCCACTATCGGTGCTGTGCTTATGAACAACCCGTCTGAGTCGTTCTTGTCGGACTCGGCCCTCAAGCAGCTTATCGCAAATCCGGGCTTCATTCGTAACATTATCGCTCTGGATGCTATCGACCCTGAGGGTGCTACGGTAGCCCGTCAGTATGTCCGCTCTGGTCTGAATATTGAACGTGGTCGTCAGGTCACTAACTTTGGCACCATTGAGGCTTACCTGCAGGACAAGGGCATCGTTTGGAATGGCACTGCCTACGCTCTGACCCCTGAGGCTGAGGCTAGTGGCCCTCGTGTCGTCCCTAGCTTCGGTGGTATGGGTGCTATCACCATGTCGCCTCTGCAGGAGAACGCAGAGTTTATCCGTCAGGCTATGGATCGTCGTGCAGCTATCGTTACGATTGACCGTGCGATGAAGGCTCTTGAGGTGCCTACGGCACAGTCGGGCGGCGCAGGGCAAGACGAGGTTAAAGGCAGTGCAGGTAACGACACCCTTGTGAATAACATTGGAGACGCCTTGGGTCTGGACTTCTCTACGCTTGAGGCTGAGAACGGTTTGCCTCAGGGCTACCTTGAGCGTACTGCGTTCATTGAATCTAAAGGTAATCCTAACGCTAAGAACCCTAAGTCGTCGGCTGGTGGTCTCTTCCAGTTCATCGACAGCACAGCTAAACAGTACGGCGTAAAGGACAAGTTCGACCCCGTTCAGGCTACCGATGGCGCAGTAGATGTTGCTGTCGATAACATGCGTACCCTGACTGCAGCCTTGGGTCGTGAACCTACTGGGGCTGAACTGTACCTCGCGCACCAACAAGGCGGTGAAGGTGCTCGTAGGCTCTTGAGCAACCCTAACGCTAAGGCTGTTGATATTGTTGGGGCTGAGGCTGTACGTCTTAACGGTGGTAATGCCGACATGACTGCAGGTGAGTTCGCTAACCTCTGGTTGGACAAGTTTAACAACACCAGAACCATCCCATCCACTGTGGGTCGTCCCTCAGATGCTAATGCTGTGGCTAGTCGCGCAGGAGAAGCCGTACAACGTGCAGTCAACCCTTCGGCAGGACCAGCTAGCGTAGATGTTACTCTGTCCTCTGGTGCCTCTCCTACGGCCCCTATGGAAGTTGCTGACGCTACTCTCCCCGAGGCTATCCCTACGGAAAGCGCAATGGGTACTCAAGGAGCAAGTGAGCTTAGCCCTGCTATCGCTGTCGACAAAGATGTACAGGCTTTTATTCAGGAGATCGCTGGTGACCCTGATAAGTCTTACGCCTCAGAGGCTGAGTTCCTTGCGGCACAAGAACGTGGTGAACTTGAGGCTGGGGACACTGTTGTCGTCAACGGAGAGGTTTACGTAGTCCGTAAGAATGGTTCAGTCCGTAGGCTCGGTACCGTTAATTCTTAATCGCTAGGGGGATGAAATGGACGCAGAAGCCATTCAAAAGGAAATCGCTGAGATGGATAAACGTTTGGCTCTCCTTGAGCAGAAGGTAGATCAGATCGACAGAAATGTCTGTAGCATAAACAACAGTCTGTCGAAGATTCTTTGGATCATTGGTGGTGGCTTCATTGCGTCAATAGTAGCATGGGTGGTCGGTGGTGGCTTGGGTCAGTAACCTTAAGGCTAACCTGACTGCTATTGTTTTGTCGGCAAGCCTGCTAACGGGCTGTGGTCTGAGTCCTCTATCTCTTATGAAGGGAGGTGGGCCAAACGTAGCAGCCAACATTCAGGCGGGGAAGACAAATAGCCAGACTATCGGGACGACAAAGATTGTTGAACAGAGAACCGAGAGTGGTGACATTAAGTCCGTAGAAGCTAAAGTGTCTGCAGAAAGTGTCGACGAAGTAACAGTGAATGAAGTACAGCCGTGGGTCATCTTACTCCTGATCTTAGGATGGCTCCTCCCTAGCCCTAACGAGATTGGTCGTTGGTTTACTAACATACTCACGAGGAAGAAGAGCAATGGCTAAAGGTCTTTACGCCAACATTAACGCTAAGCGTAAGCGTATCGCTGAGGGTTCGGGAGAGAAGATGCGTAAGCCGGGTACTAAAGGTGCTCCTACGGCTAAAGCCTTCAAGGAATCCGCAAAGACTGCAAGGAAGAAGTAAGATGGCTAAAGACCCTCGCCTTGAACGTGCTGGTGTCTCAGGTTTCAACAAGCCTAAGAAGACCCCTAGCCACCCTACCAAGTCTCATGTTGTCGTTGCTAAAGAGGGCGACACAGTGAAGACTATCCGCTTTGGTCAGCAGGGTGTGTCGGGGGATAAAGAACCTACGGCACGTCAGAAGTCCTTTAAGGCACGTCACGCTAAGAACATCGCTAAGGGTAAGATGAGTGCAGCGTACTGGGCAGATAAGGTGAAGTGGTAATGTCTAGAGATTATAAGTCAGAGTACGAGAACTACCACTCCTCCGACAGAGCCAAGAAGAAACGTGCGGAGAACAATGCTGCACGTAGGAAGATGGAGAAGGCTGGTAAGGTGTCGAAGGGGGACGGTAAGGACGTAGCCCACAAGAACAACCGTACAGGTGACAACCGTATGGGTAATCTTAAGGCTGAGGCTCCCTCGAAGAACAGAAGCTTTTCGAGAAACAAAAAAGCAGGACGTAAGGAATGAGAATTTACCCAGAACTTCTAGTGGACCAAGAGTTCAAGTCCCTTGGGGACCAAGGCTTTAGTGGTACCCTCAACGATAGGCAGTTTGCTTTCCTTAGGAGCAAGGGCTATACTAACTCTCTGGCTGATATGATGGCTTCTTGGTTGTCGTACTCTCCCGCTAATCTCTTCTCCTTAAACGAACCCGGCGCATGGTACGATCCGTCTGACATCACGACGCTGTTCCAAGACACTGCTGGAACGACACCAGTGACGGCTACAGGGCAAAGCGTGGCACGAATTAACGACAAGTCTGGCCGGGGCAACGACGCCACGCAGGCTACCTTGGCGCAGCGGCCAACGTATCAGATTGACGGGAATGGCAGGCCATACCTCTTATTCGACGGCGTGGACGACAGCATGGTCACGCCAACCATCACGCCCGGTATCGACAAGGTGCAGGTCTTCGCCGGATTGCGGAAGCTCAGTGATGCTCTTGCGATTGGGGTTTTTTGCGAGTTAAGCGCCGCCACACCCAGCAACAACGGTGCGTTCCGCCTGGGTGCCCCCGGATCGGGTGCCTCATATGGTTGGCTTAGTAAGGGGACAATTCTTGTACAAGCAGTCGCCAGTGGATTTGCGGCTCCCACCACTAACGTAGTGACGGGGATCGGGGACATATCTGGTGACGTTGCAACCATCCGTGTGAACGGCGTTGATACCCAAACGACAACGACAGATCAAGGTACAGGCAACTTCTTGGCCTACCCACTATACCTCGGTCGCCGTGGCGGAGTCGGAAACTCCTTCAATGGCCAGATGTACAGCCTGATCGTGCGGTTCGGGTCTAACCTTGATAATACCACAATCACACGCACGGAAAATTGGGTCAACTCTAAGACGGGAGCTTACTAATGACCAGCGCAGTCCTAATCCTCCCTGACGCTAACCGTGACGCAGGCAATGCCTTCGGTGTCGAGCAAGGGTGGGGTGACAATAACTTCTCTGTCGCTCTCTCTGGTGACGGTAGTGAACCCGCAACCCACTGGGGCTGTCGTGCAGACGTTGGCCCTAGCTTCATCGAAATGGTGGAGAACCCTAGCCCGGAGAATGAACCCTTGGTGGCCGTGCTGATCTATTCGTTCAGCGGTACTCTGGCTCCTTACGACCACTGGGTTGAAACTCTTAGTGCCAATGGCCTATCTGTTGTCGTTACACCAGAGGTATCCTAATGCCTATGACGACACAGAATACAAAGCAACTGACGAGGAAGAAAGTCATGGCTAAAGAAACTAAGAAGCAATCGGCCAAGGTTGCTAAGGTACTTGGGGAGTATAAGGCAGGCACTCTCCACGGTGGCGTGAACCCTAAGGGTCCGAAGAAAGCTCCTGTCGTTAAATCCAAGAAACAAGCTATCGCCATTGCTCTTAGTGAAGCTGGTGTCGCTCGTAAGAAGAAAGGCAAGTAACTATGGCATCTTTCAAGGAAGCCTTCGCCGCCGCACGTAAGAAACTTGGTGCTGGCAAAACTTTTGAATGGAACGGTAAGTCCTACTCGACTAACCTTAAAGAAGAGGTGAGTAAGCCTGCCTCGGCTGCACCATCGAAGTCCATTCGCCCTAAGGCTAAACCAGCTTCAAACACTGCTTCTGTGTCGGCTGTTTCTGGTGCTTCTCGTGGCACTACCGGGAAAAGCGCAACTCGGTTGGCTCGTCTGAAAAAAGAATCTGCTATGCAGAAGGATCGTAGTGCTGTTAAACTCGGCATGACCCTCCGTGAACGTAACCAAAAATAAGGAGAACTACAATGATGATGGGAATGAAAGCTAAAGGCGCTGCTAAAGGCAAAGCTGGTGCAGGTGCTAAGGCTTCGGCTACTGTGAAGGTTAAACCTGCCGCTAAGAAGCCTATGGCTAAGGGTAAGTAAGATGAAGAAACCAGTTCGTAAAGCAGGGGCTATGGGGCCTAAGCCCAAAGCTACCGCAAGAACGTCTAAGACTGCAGGTGGTGCTCAGCAGTATGTTCGGGGTAATAGCCCTGAAGAACGCTCGAAAACCATCTCTAAAGCAAGTAAGAATGCTTCTTCTCCCGTTTTCGCGGGGCTACAGGCTGCTGCAAGGGCTGAGGCTTCCCGTGAAATCGCGGGCATTGTAGGTAAAAAGGCTGCAAAGACCAGCTCTACCGTCAAGATGTACGACAGGATGGAGAAGGATTGGTCTGCCTTGCAGAAGAAACAGATGAAGAAGTAACTCTCTTCTCACCGTAGAATGACTTAAGGGGAGCCGCTAAAGCTCCCCTTTTGTTTTACTCTAGTCCACTAGACTAAGAGCCCAGAGCAGGAAGACTACGAAAGCTACGAAGAAGATAGAACCGTACATGATTACGTCACTCATCTGGACCCTCTAGTTCTTCGATCAGACGATCAAGGTACCAACGTGCCTTCTTGAGGTCTTCCAGAGGCTTTGCCTTGTAGCGCCAACGGTGCAGGTACTTCTTGGTGTTGCCCTCAAGATACCCCGTAAAGCCTTCCCAAGACATATTGTCCTGAAGGTACTCAATGCACTCAATGGACCCTGTGTTGTAATGGTCAGGGCTATTGACGTTATCTACGTCTTCCATGTGCTCACTGAGGTCGTACCCTCCGTCTTCCGTGTCCACGATCTTCCATTTAGCCATCTTAGAGATTCTCCTTGTAGAAAGCTTCCAACCACTGTCGGCATATATCAGAACGTACCACGTCGTCAATACCAAACTCAACGACACAGGCATCTATGCTGTACTTTTTAGCCAAGTGTATCGCCTTAGACAGACCTGACTGTTCCTTGATGTCAGACTGACGGATATCACCGTTCATCACCAATCTGCAGTTGTCGCCAATACGGGTTACTAGCATCTTAAACTGAGCCACGTCTAGGTTCTGACACTCGTCGGCTAGTACGAACGCATCCTTGAAGGAACTGCCACGCATATACTCCAACGGGGCCATCTGGATGTTACCGTTCTTGATCCCAGTTTCGACGACACCCTTACCTAATTGCTCCTCAAGGACCGACAACACTGGTGACAGCCAAGGGCTAAACTTCTCCCCAATGTCACCCGGTAGAGCACCCAATGACTTGCCGACAGATACTGCAGGGCGAGTGATAATGATCTTGTCGATCTTACGGAGAATGTACAGATTCGCTGCGTACGATGCTGCAATGTAAGTCTTACCTGTACCAGACGGACCTAAGACGATGATCTGTTGGTGGCTACTGAGGGCGTCAATGTAAAGCTTCTGATTGTCGTTCATGGGAACTAGGCTTACCGTACGAGACGTAGCCTCCTCGGGTGCTCCCTTGTACTTTGTCGTCCGCTTACCCCGTGGCTTCTCTAACATTTACTTAATCCAACTTGATGATTTTGTAGGCGACAAAGACTAGGATACCTAGCATGAGGAAGTCTAGAAAAGGATAAAGTGCAGGCATTGTGTCGTTCCCTTATGTTAACAAAGGAGCAGTTTTTTAACATCATGCTCAGGATGTGTTAACGTTAGGTTAGGTCAACAATCTCACAGACACCAGAGCTACAAGCAAACGTCTGGGAACTCTTGGTCATGTCTTCCTTCTCGTAGTCACTCAACTTAGTCCAATCAATCCGTTCAGGCATCAGGGCAAGAGCGTCAAAGTACTCACGTTCACTGCAATCCTGATAGGGTGCCTGTTGGTAGGTGTGGTCCGAGTGTGGCAAAAATGATACACCAGAGACTTCATCGAAGTACTTGTAGACCCAAGCACCAACTTCCAGCCATTCGTGATCCCGTACGGTAACAGTCACAGATGGTTTATGTTCGCACCAATTACGCTGATACGTAAGCCACAACGACAACTGTTCAATAGCGGTCATGTCGTTACGAGTGATGGCACCCTGAGGAGACCGCTGTGGGAAGCTAAACACCGTTGTCGTCTCAGGCTTCATAACGCAAGGTTCGTTAGGGATACCCTGATCCTTCATGAACTGCGTCAGAGGGTCTTTGTTGTCACCACGAACAGTACGAATATAATAGGCTGAGTGACGAGCATGAATACCAGAAGCGGAGTCGACCAGTTGAGATACCGTTCCAGACGGTTTAACGCAAGTAATAGCAGCAGAAGCAGGGATGCCAAGACGTTCAGCCCACTCAGCGTTAGTAGCAACAGCGACATCTTTGAGCCTCTTGAGGGTTTTGTCGAGACCTGCGTTAGAAGGCCCGAGGAGTTTATTGTCCATGATGCCAGTTAACGACACACCCAAGAGACGCTCTTCCTCAGTGTTCTTCTGCCAAATCTTACGCAAGTATGGGAAGTGCGTGTAGGTGCTCTGGATGGTACCAAGGATCGTAGCCAGAGTTACTTTCCGCTCCAAGTCCTCAAGTGTATCCGTA